AGACGTTTCTGGAGACATGCTTTCCGGCAGCGTTCCGGCTGGGGTGGTCCGATGACCATCTGACACTGATCGCCGAGCTGCAAAAGGTCATCACAACCGGGGGTTTTCGTGCGGTCGGGATGCCGCGGGGAACCGGAAAATCGACGATCATCGTCAGAGCTATGATCTGGGCGATCTGCACTCGCCGGCATCCCTTCGCCATGATCGCGGCAGCCAATGCCGGCAAAGCGGAGCGACTCCTCCGGGATATCGTCGTGGAGGTCAGTCAGAATCCACATCTGTTCGATCTCTTCCCTGAGGTCTGTTTTCCGTTCAGGGCTCTGGAGGGCATCAGTAACCGAGCTCGCGGCCAGCTGTACCAAGGCCAAAACACCAACATCAGCACCAGCGCCAAGACGGTTTGTTTCGCCACACTCTCCGGTTATCCGGGAACCGGTGCGATTGTCTCGGCGGCGGGACTGATGGAAGCAGTCCGCGGGGCATTGCATACGCTCCCAGACGGGCGGGTGATCCGTCCCAGCATGCTACTCTGCGACGACTTCCAGACGAGGGAGTCGGCCATGAGTCCCATGCAGTGCTACTCGAGAACCGAGGTGATCCAGAACGACCTGGTCGGCATGGCGGGGCCAGACTCGACGTTCTGCGCTCTCGTGACGTGCACGGTGATCAGGAATGACGACGCGGCCGACAGGCTGCTGAATACTGAGCTGCATCCGGACTGGTGCGGGATTCGCCGGTCGTTCCTCCGGTCACTGCCGGATGAAAACGCGATGCGGCTCTGGTCGGAATACGCCGAAATCCGGGCGACATCCCTCCGGACGCATGGCGACATCCGCGACGCCACCAAGTATTACGAGAAGAACCGGGCGGCCATGGATTCCGGAGCTGAGGCTGGCTGGGAAGCACGATTCAGCCGAGATCGCGGCGAGATCTCAGCCATCCAGCATGCGATGGAGTGGTACTACCGAAGCCGGACGGGATTCTGGTCAGAGCTCCAGAATGCTCCGCAACGGGACGAAGCCGAGGGCCGGGCGTGGCTCTCGGTCACTGATCTGGCGGAGGACAGAAACATCAGTCTCCAGCGGGGGCTGGTTCCGCGGGATTATCACCATCTGGTCGCCAGCTGCGACGTTCAGCAGAGCCTGCTCTATTATTCCGTCATGGCCCTGAAGGATGACGGGTCAGCCCATCTGGTCCGCTATGGCACATGGCCGGAGCAGGATGATCCGTACTTCACCTTGAAGGAAGCCAGAAAGAAGCTCCGCAACCGATACCGAAACAGCTCCGACATGGCGGCTCTGAGTCAGGGGATCTTCGATCTGGCTGAATGGCTCTTCAGTCACGAGTGGCGATCGGAGGACGGGGCGCTGGTGCCGATGGAGCTGGCGGCATTTGACGCTCGGTGGAAGCCTGAAGTGGTCCGGCAGGCACTGGCCAGAAGTCCCCACAATCGCAGCCTGATCGCCTACATGGGGCAGAGCTACAAAGCTGCAGACAAGGCTATCGGCGAGCGCAAATATGAGGCAGGCTCCCGAGTGGGTCTCGGGTGGGTGGTGCGAAAACGCAAGAATAAGGCGGACGTTCGCGGCGTCCTCAGTGACGTGAACTTCTGGAAGACTGCTCTCCATGACCAGCTGGCGGCCAGAATCGGCTCGCCGGGGGCGGTGACATTCTACAGCGGCAAACACAGAATGCTGGCCGAGCATTTGACCAGCGAGTTCGCGATCCAGACGGAGGGCAGGGGCCGGACGGTCATGGAGTGGAAACTCAGGCCAGGCAATGACAACCACTGGCTCGACACTTGCGTCGGGTGTCTGGTTTTGGGATCAATGGCGGGATGCAATGTTCCGGAGTACTCGGACGCGGTGGAGCGGAAGCGAAAACGGAAGGTCAGGCGGAAGACGGAGGTGCGGACATAATGGCGAAGAAATCAACAGGGCGGCCAGTCGGAGCGAAGACACAAGACAGGCTTGTCGCGGACGAATCAGTCGCGGTCTGCCCTCACTGCGGCAGCCGGGATCGTGGCGAGTTTCGCTCCCTCCGCAAGGTTGAGGGGTCTGGCGAAATCAACGGCCGGCGATACGAGGGCGTCGAGCTGCGGAACTGCAACTGCAACAGCTGCGGCGGAGCCATGGTTGTCCGCCGATACTTGTGGATCTCGTGAAATACGGGATTCCCTTTTCAGGTCTGGCAGAAGTGGCGGCGGTTTCTGAACATGCTCAGCATGACAGAATCTCGCCGGCAAAAGATCGATCGACTCAGGGCTCTGCTGGAGTCCGGGGTCTCATCCGATAGCACAGATGGAGCGTCGACGACGTTCGATCTGGACAGCGTTCGCCGTGAACTTGCGCGGCTGGAGCGGGAGGCTGGTCTCCGTAAGCGGCGATCACGTGTCATCACTCCGAACATGACGAGGAGATGACCGTGAGCGACATCTACCAGGCGGACAATCCAAAGCATCGACGACGATCGGCAGCACATCGCAGGCCGAGGTCCGAGAATTTCCTGCTCAATGACAGCAGGCGACAGGCGATTCAGGCGAACGCGCTCGACGTTCACAGGAATATGGGCTTGTTGGCGTGGGCAATTCGCCGGACGCTCGACTACTGCTGTCTGTGGGATTTCCAGCCGCGGACAAATGATCGAGGCTTGAATATCGAACTCAAGCGGCTGATGGCTCGCGACACTCAGGCTGAATCGGTCGACTACTATGGCCGCATGGACTGGGACGACATGCGGCGGGTCGCCGAGGCTCAGAAGTTGCTGGTGGGTGACTGCTTTTTCATTCGGGTCGCCGGTGCTCTCCAGATGGTCGAGGGTTCATTCGTCCGGAATCCCTCCAGCGGTCGTCGTGATGCTGGCCAGTGGGTCGGCGGGGCAAAGCTCCGCTCAGGGCGGCCGGTCGCCTGGAACTTCGCCGAGGAAGATCCACGCAGCGGCCAGCAGACCGACAAGGTCATCCGGGCTGGAAGCGTCTGGCAACATTGCCAGCACGAAGGGCGACCGAATCAGATCAGGCCAGTCTCGCCGATCGTCGCGGCACTCAACGAGTTCAGAGATCTCGACGAGACATTCGACCACATGAGGGCGAAGGTTAAGCTCGATCAATTGTTCGGCATCGCGTTCGCCAGAAAAGAAGATTCCGAGGCATTCGACGAAGATGACGACGAAGCCTCAAACGCTCAGGAGGGAGCCAGCAGGGTCGTCGACTTCGGCGATGGTCCAGCCGTGTTTGATCTGGACGAGGGCGAAGACGTCAAGACGATCGAGTCCAGCAACCCGGCAACCAGCACGCAAGAGTTTCTGAAGCTGTGCACGCAGATGGCCCTGAAGTCCCTCGACATCCCGATGAGTTTCTTCTCAGAAGACTTCACCAACTATTCCGGATCACGTCTGGCGTGGATCGGGTTCGAGCGGTCATGCGAAGCCAAGCGAAAGACACAGCGACGGCTCCACCAGAAGATGACCGATTGGCGACTGGCTCGCTGGACACTGCGGCCAGAATTTGGAGGAACCGGCGAGCTACGGCTCCCAGCAGGGATGACGGTCGATCAGGTCAATTACAGATGGGTTCCGCGCGGGGTGCCGTGGTGGAAGCCGCAGGAGGAGCTGGACACAGCTCTCCGGTCCGTGGCGGCCGGGCTGAAATCGATGCAGGATGTCTGCGACGAGTTCGGTCTCGGGGACTATCTGGAGAATGTCGACGAGATTGTCGGCGAGCGTGAAGAACTGCGGAGCCGAGGATTCCTCCAGAAGTGGAGCGATTCCGCCATGGTCAGACTGGCGACACAAGACGAAATGCAGGGGCCGACAGTATGACACCTTCCAGACTCTGGCAGATCGACCAGCGATTCCTCGCAGCCTACGAGGCGAGACTCGCTCGCAAGGCTGGGCTTGATCCTGAAACGCTCGACGACGTATTCACGGAATACATCGCGGACGCTCTCGGCGTGGACAGTAAACCACTGACGATGACCGACGATGGGATCGCGATCGTGTCGGTGATCGGTCCGCTGTACAAGGGAAAATCTCCCTTCGTCTCGAACTACAAGAGCATCGGGGAGGCACTGACGGCCGTCGAGCAGATGGAGCAGCTTCCGCCAGTGGTCCTGAAGATCGATTCACCTGGCGGCATGGTCGCCGGTCTGGATCCTGTTCTGGAGCAGATCGACAGGCTTTCAGAAAAGACGCTCGTGGTCGCCAGCATCAACGGCATGGGAGCCAGCGCAGCCTATCGCATTGCTACCAAGGCTGGCAGCATCTTTGCCAGTCGCGACAGCGAAGTCGGATCGATCGGCACCTATTGGCAGCTGCTGGACTACTCCGAGGCATTCCAGAAGGCCGGCATCCGGAGCGTTCTGCTGACCACTGGCGATTACAAGGGCCTCGGGGCGACTGGCGAGAAGCTGACGCCGAAGCAGATCGCATTTCTGCAGGAATCAGTCGACCAGTCGAACAGCCAGTTTCTGGAGGACGTTCGCAACGGCCGAGGTATGACAGACACACTGCTCGAAGAAGTCAGCGACGGCCGATGGTGGCAAGCTGGCGACGCCGAGCAACTGAATCTTATCGATGGGGTCGCATCATTCGAGAATGTTCTCGACATGATCCGGGCCCAGTTTCTGAATGAGGAGCCAGCGATGGCAAAGCCGAAACTGCAGCCGGGTCAGGCTGTGACGGATGCAGAGGAGGCGGCAGTGGTCGCGGAATCTGCTCCAGAAAAGACTCAGCCAGTGGCTGAAACAATCGACGAAGAAACCGGCGAAGAAGTCGAACCGGTTGCCGAAGAAGACGCCGAGGAGCCAGTCGAGCCGGTCGCAACTGCTCCCGGGCTTGCCGAATACATGGCAGCATTCGGCGACGCCGAAGGGGCTCGCATGTTCCGGGATGGCGTCGCGTTCGACCAGGCGCAGCAGCAGTCCCTGAGTGATCTCCGGGGCACTGTGCAGGATCTGAAGGCCGAGCTGGCTCAGCTGCGAGAGCAGGCTCAACTGCTGGCCAAAGTCTCCCCGGATGAGGCTGAAGGCGTGAACATTTCCAGCGAGCCTCAGCGGTCAAGCTGGGCCGAGGCTTGCCGCGGCAAACGCAACTGAGAACTGATCGCCGGCGATGTGCTGGCGACTGAATACACATTTTGATCTGAGGAGTTCAAATCATGGCCGACACACTGACAACCCTGGCGGAACTGGTCCGCTTCAACAGCCTGGATGTGAATCCAGCCGAGATCAGCGACATCCTGAACGGGGCTCCGGTCCTGTCTCAGCTGCACGCGATGATGTCCAGCAATGGGACCACCCACAAGTACAACGTGGAGTCAACGGCTCCCGTGATCGGATTCCGTGCAGTCAATGCCGGGGCTGACTACACAGCCAGCGACTCGACGCCGGTCTCTGTGAATCTGAAGTACATCGACGGCACCATTCGCGAGGATATCGCACAGTGCCAGGCGTATCGTGGAGGATCCGAGGCATGGCTCGACAATCGCACGCGACGCCAGCTGCGACAGGCTCTGTTCACTCTGGAGAAACAGGTCTTCAACGGAACCGTGGGCGGCGACGCTTCAGGTTTCAACGGGCTGGCAGACGATGCGAATTACAACCAGATCGCAGACGCTCTGGTCGTCAATGCCGGCGGAACAACTGCCAACACTGGGTCCAGCGTCTGGTTCATTCGCTCCACTCCTGACGATGCCAGCATGGCTCTGGTCGGTCAAGGCAACGACGCGCTGAACATAGACAACATCAACTTCCTCATCGGGGAAACGTTCAAGGCTCAGATCGCTGGCAGCAACGGTAAGCTCATGACGGCTCTCTGTCGCGACATCGGCGGCCATCTCGGGATTCAGGTCGGCAGCAAGTATGCCGCGGCTCGAATCGCAAACCTGACAGCTGACAGCGGGAAGGGTCTGACCGACAGCCTGCTGGCGGACGCGCTGGCGCTGTTCCCGTCTGCTGATCAGCCGACGCACATCGTGATGAGCCGGCGATCTCTGACTCAGCTGCAGAAGTCGCGGACGACTTACTCTCCGATCGGGGCTC